ACCAGGATTTATTCTTGCTTTGGTCAGGGCTTCGGCGTAGAACCTAGCACAGTCGGATTAACAATTTTCACTTAGGAGGCAGCAATGTCTGACCAAACAAACTTGTCGGTGGATCGTAACCGTCTTAGCGAGGATCTTGAAACACTCCCGCAGGACATCCTGCTATGGAATCGCGCTGCGACCGAGGACGCAACAGCGGCCCTCGTTGCCGAAAACCACCTGAAACTCGTCGAAGCTAAACTCAGCATCGACATCAGGCAAAACCCCATCAACTATGGCGTTACAAAGACGACTGAGGATACGATCAAGGCATTGATCCTCATTCAGCCGAGTTACACCGAAGCCCAGCAGGCAGTAGTTGCCGCTAAGGCTAAGCTGTCCGAGAGCCGCGCGGTTTGCGATGCTCTCGACGCAAAGCGTTCGAGTTTGAAGTATCTGACCGAGTTGTCCATCGCTGGCTTCCTCGGTTCCACCACCATCCAACCAAAGGGAGTGAAGAACTAACATGGCGTTGTCATCAAAGAAAACCCGAGATAAAGCAGCAGAAGGTCGTGGCGGCGGTGTCCTGAGGATTCCTCAGGGCGAAAAGCCGCTCAAGATCGACAAGGCAGGTACGATCAAGATGGTGATCTTGCCGTACACTGTGCCTCAGGGTGCGAAGCACCCTGTCGCAAAGGACGGCGAGTTGCACTATGCTCGCGACTACTACGTCCACAACAACATGGGTTCAGACGGCAAAGGTTATGCCATCTGCCCTAAGTTGACCAAGGGCGGTAAATGCCCAATCTGTGACGGCATCAGTGCCGCCATTGATTCGGGGGAACTGACCAAGGAGACGGCCAAGAAGTTCTGCGCCAAGCAACGCACACTGTACACAGTGTGGTTGCCTGAGCAGAACCAAGTCGTGCTGTTTGACCACAGCTATCACCTGTTCTCCAAGCAGTTGAACATGACCGTCTCGGCCAAGGTCGCGATCCCCGGTCGCGAGTGGATTGACTACTTCGCTGATCCAGTCGAAGGTGCGTATATCTACGTCACCTTCGCCGAGAAGCCGCTTCCTGGCAATAAGTGCTACGAAGCCGTATCGTTCGATTTCGACCGACACGGCGGCGTTCCCGATGCGATCTTGGCCCAAGCTCGGCAACTCGATAACCTGTTGGTTATCGAGAGTGCAGAAACCTTGAAGGCCAAGTTCGACGACGAAGATCCGGATGATCTTTCGGCTGTCCCTGCTGAAACCGAGGCTCCCGCCACGGTTTCGGCTGAGATGAAACCAGTTCCGGCTCCAAAGCCGTTGGATATTCCGAAACCTGCTGTTCCTGAGTCAAAGGTGCAAAGACCCACGGTCACGACGACCCAACCACCAGCACCGGCGACTACGACGGCAGATTCCTGGCCTGCCAAGGGTTCGGTGGTTTACCACCGAACCTTGGGCCAAGTGACAGTCCACAAGAACGCCGGAGGGGTCATCAGCGTCTTTGACAAAGAGGATGAACCCCACAAGGTAAACTTGGCAGACTTGTCGCGAGAGCCTGTGGCACAAGCGACAGAAACCACGCCTGCGGCATCGCCGGAACCAGTACCAGCTTCCGCTGGTTCGGGTGATAGCGAAGCGTGGGATTCGGATTGGCCTGAGTAAAACTCAGGCCCAGGATCGGCGGCGTGGTGGGACACGCAACCCCGTCTATTGGTTGGCAACTCACTGGCGAAATGCGTGACGGCGATGATGGTGATGTATGCTGACGCAGGTTCAAATCCTGCCCGATCCTTTTGTCGGGACTTGTAAACAAGTCCCGACGTTTTCGCTACAATAGGGTTTTGGCCCGTTTTGCAACACTAGGCAATAGGAGAAACCCATGCCACTGAAAAAAGGTTACAGTCAAAAGACGATCTCGGAAAATATCCGCAGAGAGAAGAAAAAGCATCCAGAAATGAGCAACAAGCAGGCGGCTGCGATTGCTTACTCGGTTGCTGAAAAAGCCAAGGCGAAAGCCAAGGGCAAGAAGAAATAACGGTTGGCCTGCCGCGCGGATTCTGATTTCTCCGCAAGATAGGCTGGTGCGAGGTAAGTGCCGGGCTTCATCTGTCCCATAACTACCTAGTTCGTGTGGCAAGTGACCCAAAACCTCCAACTTGCGCACCGGACAAATACACCACCCACCGCTTACTGAGTCAGGCGGTGGGTGGTTTTTTCATGTTTTTACAAGGGCAAAATGATGGTTGTTTACGTTGATTGCGATGGAGTTTTGGGTGATTGGGTTAAGCAGGTGCATCTATGGGCCGATAAGCCTCTCAAGCCTTGGAAGGCTTGGGACGGCTTCTCGGAATACGGTATAACCCAAGACCAGCTTGACGACATGATGTCGTTCGTATCGTTTTGGGATTCGATGGAACTCTTGCCAGGGGCCAAGAAGCTCTGGGCCGAAGTCGGCAAACTTGCCGACTCGGTATACATCTGCACTCGACCGTTCCCACATCCGAATTGCTTGTACGGCAGGGCCGTATGGTTACAAAGGGAGTTGGGCATCAGCATCCGGCAGACGATCTACATGCACGACAAGTACGAACTGGCTCGCCCAGGGGCGATCCTGATCGACGATAATGTCGATAATTGTCGGCTTTTTGAGGCGGAAGGCGGTCGCGCAATCTTGTATCCTCAATCGTACAACAGTACGATTGAGATGAAAGACAAAACAGAGTTCGTCCTCGGTCAACTTCGTACCATCAAGGAGATCCTCAATGGCTAAAAAGAAACCACTCGAAATCCTCGAAGAAGCAGCAACCACCAAGCGAAAGGAACAGAAGTTCCTTTCGCTTGGATGCCCCTTGCTGAACCTCGCCGTATCCGGCGATTGGCGTAAGGGAATCATGACAGGAACCTACGTTTTCTACGTCGGCGATTCGTCCAGCGGCAAGACGCTGGCGACCTTGACGTTGTTGGCCGAAGCGGCCAACAACCCTGATTTCGACGATTACGAACTGTGGCATATCGATGCCGAAGTGGGCAACCACTTCGACTTCGAGAAGTTCTTCGGGTCGAAGGCGGCCAAGCGGATTCAAGTTCGTAGACCGTCACCAGGAAAGCCGATGCTATTAGAGGAAGTCTACGATTGGCTAGAGTCTTTGAGTAAGGCTGGGAAGAAGTACGTCGCAGTAATCGACTCGATGGACTCCCTTTCCACAGAAGCCAAAGAGAAACAAATCGCAGACAACGCCAAACTACGAGCCGAAGGCAAAGAAACCAAAGGTAGCTACGGCGATGCTAAAGCTAAGCTCAATAGCCAATACTTGTCGCGAGTCCTGGCGCAGATCGCTGATTCCGGCTCCATTCTTCTGAGCATCTCGCAGACTCGGGACAACATCAATGCAAGCCCCTACGAACCCCAACAAACGCGAGGCGGCGGCCACGCGATCAAATTCAACGGCTCTGTTGAAATTTGGACGTATCCAGGGAGTGCCATGACGAAAGAGGTCAATGGAACCAAACGGAACATCGGAATGATTCCGATATTCAAAGTGGAGAAGAATCGAGTGAACGGCAGGAAGCGAGTTGTTCGCATCCCAATCATGCCGGACTTTGGTATTGATGCCACAGGCGCGGCGGTAGACTTTTTGGTGACAGAGAAGGCGTGGACAGCCGACAACGGTAGGATCACTTCCACACTGTACGACAAGACCTACAACCGAGAGCAACTCATTCGCAAGATCGAAGATGATGGCCGAGAACAAGAGTTGTTCGAGGCGATGCAGGCTTGTTGGGACTCTATCGAGTCCCAACTGACAGTAACCCGTAAGAAAAGGTACGAATAAGATGGACGAACTGATTGAGCAGATCCGATCTGCGGCAATGAACGTAGAGCAAAAGGTCTTAGTTGGGGATGCCCTGACAGCCGACGAAAAGACTGAGTTGTTGGTCAAGGTCAAGACTGATCTCGCAAACCTGCGAGATCAGTTCTATGAGATCGGACATCAACTCGAAGGCATCGCCATCACCCGCGCAGCGTTGGCAGAAGCTCGGAGGCAATGATGACCCAAACACCATACAAACTAACCGACGAGTACCGCAAATTGCTCGGTCGGTTCGTGGCTAAGTTGGTGGAATACCTTGAAGCCAACATCGCTTACGACAAGAACGAATACTATGAGATTCACCCGCGATACCTTGGTGGTCATGCTGTGCGTGTCAGTTTATTTGTCGTTGGTCTTAAAGGTCTGTATCGTCTTGACGTAGCCTTTGCAATGGAAGATTGTGTTTCAGAGGATGAAGCCAGAGCCGAAATCGGAATCAAGGTCATGTTGGAAAAAGCCTTGTACGGCCTTAGGAAACGACCGCTGCCCACTCCGGAGACTATGCGATGACCGACGATGCTCGCTACGCGATCATCGACGTAAGCAACCTCGCTTACGCTCGGTGGCACACCATCCCGCCTCAGTTTTGGCGGGATGATCCAGGTACGCTGTTCAAGGCGTTGCATCAGTCCTGCAACAAGTTGCAGGACGATCTGTGCGTAGACACCCTGATTTTCTGCTTTGACGGCGGGTACGATTTTCGCAAGAAAATCGACCCTGCGTACAAGCAACCTCGCAAAGAGGCGAGGTTGCAAGCACCCGAGGATGAAAAGGAACTCAGGCAGATCCTATTTGACCAGATTGCAGCGTTTCGTGAGATTCACCTACCAACCATCGGGGCCAGGAATATCTTCTGGGCCAAGGGGTTCGAGGCTGACGATCTGATTGCATCCTGCGTATTAAATCTGCCAAAGGCTCGAAAGGTCTACATCGTCAGCAATGACGAGGATCTCTACCAGATGATCGAGGGCAGTCGGGTGGTAGTCTACCGCCCGACTTCCAAAACGATTGTCAACGAGGAGGATTTCCGAAGGAAACACTCCGAGATGCCTCCATGCCTGTACGCTTCCGCAAAGGCGTGGGCAGGCTGTTCGTCCGACAATGTTGTCGGACTAACAGGCATCGGTATGGCTAAGGCCGCAAAATTTTTAATGGGAAAAGGCAACCCAGAGTTCCGAAAACGCTTCACCGACAGCGTAGAAGTGTACAACAAGAACATTCAGCTTACGAAACTCCCAGCACCGCAAACCCCAGCGTGCCGTCCTGTTCCACAGGACGTTCCGCTGGATTGGTCAGTGATGGGCCGAGTGTTCGACAGCATCCCTCAACGAACCCCGAAAGGCATAAAGAAATGAGCATCCGATTCACCAGGAAACAGTGGCTAGACTCCAACGAAAAGCCGGAAGATCGGCGAACCGCCGAGGAGAAAAAGGCTGACAAGCAGAAGAACAGGACAACCCAACTGCGTAAGCACCCTCGACGAGTTCGCTTCCGCGAACTCGTCCAGGCCGTCGAGAATAAGTGGCCTGGATATCAACACATCAAGGACGAGCGAGTGCTGCAAGCAGTCGCGAGGAGGGCAGGCAATAATGGATAGCACAACACCTGCCTTCATCACGGGGAGTAAGGCTTTGGCATCGGATTCGGGAGAATCCGATGTTGATTTGGTTGTCCTCGTAGATCAAGAAACCAAAGAAAAGTTGATCGGACTATCCGACCTCGGAAAACTTCCATGTAGGTACGGTGGAAAGACTGGCTTGAATCTGATACTCTGCACCAGCAGTTTTGAATACGTTGTTTGGAGGGGGGCCTTGCGAGTGTGTGCAGACACACAGAACGACCTTGGCAGGAAACTAACCAAGCTTGAACGACTTGCGATTTATGTCAAAGTCTTTGCTGATTTTGGATTCCAAGACTACTTTGAGGGGCCAGAACCCTCATGCAAACCATAGGAGGTCGAATAATGGATAGTAATGAACTCACGACGGATGCCGTCATATTGTTTTTGGAGCGAGAGATTGCCCAAGTTGAGAATTCTCGGTACGGTGAGGACGAGCGGCGATCCCCAGGGATTACGGCTTATTTATACCAAGCACTCGAAAGAAGAAAAAAAGAAATCGCACACCAACCGGTTCCATCGGAGGCGAACAATGCCTAAGAAATCAACCGCACCTATTACCCCTAAAAAGAAACGCAAGGGCGATCCGAAGAAAGGCTCCGCTTTCGAGCGAGAGTTCGCTCGAAAGCTATCCTTGTGGTGGAGTGAAGGAAAAGCCGACGATTGGTTCTGGCGGCTTGGTGGCTCGGGTGGCCGAGCCACCAACCGGGCCAAGTCGGGTAGGAACACAGCCAACGGCTATGGGGACATTGCAGCGCAATGTCCCGAAGCGCAGAAGTTGTTGAACATCGTCACTTTTGAACTTAAACGAGGGTATTCAAGCACGACCATCCAAGACCTGCTTGATAAGCCCAAAGGGCCGAATCAGATGCGGGACTTCATCGAGCAAGCGAAGCGTTCCGCTTCGCTTGCGGGTACTCCGTATTGGATTCTGGTTCTCAAGCGAGACAAGCGGGAAGAACTGATCGTAACCAATATGACTGGGAGTTATGACGCTTCGCGTTGTTGCCTTATGCGGTACGAAGGTTGCGATGGGTTAGTTCTAGCCCGAACCGGATCGGAGTTTTGGAGTGATGATCGACGAAAAGCATTACAGGATTCGGTGAGACAATATGAAAATCCAGCGTAAAGAATTCCTTCGTCACCTAGAGTCCTGCGCCCCTGGCTTGTCCTCTACCGAGAACATTGAGCAGTCTGACTGCTTTCTGTTCTCCAACGGGAAGGTCTACACCTTCAACGACGAGGTACTCTGCCAACAGGATACCATTGTCAATTTCCGCTGCGCGGCTCCTGCGAAGCCGCTTTTGGAAACCCTGCGTAAGCTCACCGAGGATGAGATCGACGTTGAGTACAAAGACGACCGATTGGTAATCAAGTGTGCCAACGTCCGTCAGATCAAACTCAATGTTCACCCCGAAGTCATCCCCCACTATGAAGCGGTGGATGCCGCAGGCGAGTGGGCAGACGTTCCACCGGTGTTCGCAGACGCATTGGCGATGGCCGCCGATTCGGCGGCCAAAGACTCCGAAGCATGGGAACTGACCTGCGTTGAACTCAGCCCCCGTGGCCTACAGGCCACGGATGCGTTCCAGGCAATCCGCTACAAGCTGGATTGCCCAATCAGCAAGCCGACGCTTATCAAGCGTTCGGCTTGCGGTGCGGTAAACGGCCTGGGCGTTGCCGCCCTGGCCGAATCGGAAGGTTGGTTGCATTTCAAAACGTATACCGGACTGCAAGTTGCAGTCCGGACGTACAACGGATCGTTGCCGGATCTTTCGGATGCGTTTCGATCAGAATCGGAGGCTAGCGTTAGGCTACCCTCTTGCCTACTCGACGCATTGCAGAAGGCAACTGCGTTCCTCGCTGACACCGGAACTGGGAAGCAAGCCCAGTTCCGGCTCAAGCCTGGGAAAATTATGGTGCGTGGACAGAACGAAAGTGGGATTTATGAGGAAGTCCGAGACGTACAATACGATGGGCCTGCCAGAGCGTTTGGGATCAACCCAAAGTATGTCCAAACGCTTCTCAAGCATGACTATCCGGTTTCGCTGACGCAGACTGCTTTGCGTATTCGTGGCGAATCCTTTGTGTTCCTTACTTCGATGGAGACGGTGGTATGAGCGAGTTCAAAGTTGGCGACGAGGTTTGGGTTAAATGCAAGGTAACAGAAGGTTGGTCAGGTATGGTTCCGCTTATTTACGGAGCCGTGGCCTTTCGGGCTGATCCGGACGACTGCAAGCTCGTCGAGCCCGAGGCGGTTGAGCAACCCGTAAAGAAAGAACCGACTGAGGCGCAGAAGATCGCAGAGCGAACCCTGAAAGCGATTTGGGCAACTCAAGATCAGCCGAAGCCCGAGCCAGATCCGCAGAGGCCATTTCAGGTCGGTGACTTAGTAGAAGTGTGCAACCCCCATTTAGGCACACACGGCCACCGTGGGGTCGTTACAGAGGTTCTGGCCGGATTAGAGGGCGTTAAAGTAAATATCAATAATTGCTGGTTCGTATTATCGCACAAGAGCCTTCGGCTAGCCAAACCTGAACCAGATCCAGTTGTCGAGCAACCCTCGACAACTGAACCCGAAGCCAAGCGACCCGAGACTACCACCACACACTACGGCCCAGACATCAGCAAAGTCAGTTTTGAGTTTACCCAAGAACCCAATACCCTCGGCACGACCGATGCCTCGGGTTGCGGATCTGAGGATCTGACCGTCGAGTGCGAATACCAACTCCCCGGAGAGGAGCCGTTCTTCGTCATCCGATCCACTTCGGGTTGGTCTTTCGACGAACCCGAAACATTACTTGCCCTACTGAACTCTGTAAAGGATGCTGAGAAGAAATGCCGCTGTTCGCTTCCGCAAAGCTAACCAAGTCTTTGCCCGTCGTCCCGCTTTGCGGGACGTGCAAGGCAGACCGAAATTGCCAGCATCCAAAGCAGACTTGGCCGGGTAAACCGGCCAAAGTCGTCTTTGTGGTCGATAAAGCCGGTGACGACGCGCCGGATGCCCTCCTAAACGGCCAATTTGGCCGTTTAGGGACAGTTTGCAGTCGGGTTGGCGTAACTCTCGATGCTTACCCTAAAGTGCCCGCAGCGGCCTGCCCAGGGGCCTCAAACGAGGCGTGGAGGCATTGCCAACCGCTTGTGGCGAGCGAACTCGCTCGCCTCAACCCCGAAATCGTCATTCCCTACGGGCCAAGAGCCACGCAGTCGGTCATTGGCCGGTATTGGCAACAGCCTGCCGAGCTTTACGACCGGTGGTACGGCGCGGTGATCCCTTGCAGGGATCTCAACGCCTGGATCTGCCCGGTGGGCCTAATGGGCGAACACAAACGGATGCTCGACGTGTCGAGCATGTTTGAGTACAAGTACCTACGGGATGCGATGCGAATATCGGGCCGCCCGTGGCCCGATGGGTGCGTACCGCTAGACAGTCGAATTCGGCAGGTCTACCACGCCCAAGAGATCATCGCCGAACTGGACAAGATCACCAAGACGGCCAAGATTGCGGCGTTCGACTACGAAACCACCGGGCTAAAGCCTGAGTGGGACAACCAGTTAATCGTGTCGATGGCGGTGGCATACGTCGCCGAAGGCGACGTACATTGTATATCATTCCCGGTATTCGCCGATACGCAGGATGCGATTCGGCGATTCCTGGTATCAGACATCCAAAAGATTGCTGCGAACATGAAGTTCGAGGATCGGTGGAGCCGATCCAAGCTGGGGGTTCAGGTTCGCCGGTGGTGGTGGGATACGATGCAGGCCGCGCATTGGGAGAATCCCAATAGCGGCATCACGGGCTTGGAGTTTCAGGCGTTTGCGAAGTTGGGCGTGCCCTACTTCGCTGATGACGTAGATTCGTTCTTCGAGTCCGAGGAAAATTCTCAGCGAAACAAGATATTCTCGATTCCCACGCCAAAGCTCCTGACGTATAACGGGATGGATGCCATAGTCGAATTACTGCTGGCTTCGATGCAGATGGTCGAGAATGGCATCATCAAGGAACACTTCGTACCTAGTAAGTACCTACCAGCAAAATGCTCACAGAAATCCACCTGACCAATTTCCAGGCCCACCGCGACCGACACTTGACGTTCGTTCCGAACGTCAATGTCATTGTTGGCCCCACAAACGCAGGTAAGTCGTCCGTCTTTCGTGCAATCCGGTGGCTTGTGGAACACAAGCCGATCACCGGATTGCAGACGTTTGACGAGCCTCATACCGAAGTGACCATCGCCTCCGAGAGAGGCGAGGCCACTCGATTCAAGCACCCGTCCGAAGGGTATGGCTACAAGGTTGGAGACGCAATCTTCGTGGCGTGCGCCACGAAGCAACCATCCGAAGTCCAAGCTACGCTTGGACTCTCGGAAATAAACCTGCAAGGCCAACACGATGCTCCGTTTCTGCTGACGCTATCCCCCGGCCAGATGGCAAAGGAACTCAATCGCATTGTGGACTTGTCGATCATCGACAAGGCTAATTCTATAGCCGCGAGCAATGCCACCAGAACCAAGGGCGAACTCTCGGCGATGGAAACCATCGCCGAGAAACAGAAAGCCGAACTTGACCAGATCGCCTGGATTCCAGGCGTTCTGGCTCAGCATGAATCATTAGTAGTATTTATGCAAGAGTTGCAGTATAAGCAAAATCGATACACGCAGTTATCTGACAAGTCGCAGGTAATCGACGATCTATCCAAATCTCTGCTAGCATTAGAAAGCCTGATACTAGGCTTGCAAGCCTTGGCCGATCAGGCCAAGGCTCTCGCCGACAAGCAGAATCGCCGCAAGGCGATTCTGACGACAGTTGCACCTTTGGCCGACGTGTCGGCCAAAATCAGTTTAGTTAATACTGTTGGATCAGGATTAGCAAAACTGAAAAAGCAGGGCGAGCAGATTGCCGCTAAGCAATCCCGATTCGTTGTATTGCAATCTGCAATACAACGCCTCGCATCGACTAAAGAGATCCACGGCGACGTGGATCTCCTGCTAGAAGCAAGCAAGCGACTCGCAGAGTCGCGAGCGAAGCAAACAAAGCTGATGCGATTGTTGGAGAGCATAGCAGATTGGCAGGGGACTTACAGAGTAGCTTGTCAATCTGTCACCGAGTTAGAAACCAAAATCAAATTAGTGAGAGAAGTATGTCCGACGTGCAAAAGGCCCCTTTAGCCATCCTGTGTTCGGATCTCCACTTGCGGGAGACTACTCCGAGTGCCAGGGCCGAAAAGGACTGGTACGAGGTCATGGAGAACCATCTCAACGCCTTAGGGCAGGCATCTTGTCGATGGAGTTCCCCGATCATCTGCGCAGGTGACGTGTTCGACCGATGGAATCCATCGAGCGAACTCGTCCGATTCGCCATCCAGAAGCTACCCCGAATGGCGGCTATTCCAGGCCAACACGACCTTCGTTACCACGACTATGAAAGTAGGCTCCGAGGAGCCTACGGATGTTTGGTTGCCGCTGAGGTCATATACGATCTACCCGCAGGCCAATGGGACGGAGTTCCTGCCGAGGGCTTGCAAGTGTGGGCAATGCCTTGGGGTCGGTGGGAACCGCCGACCGAGGCTGACAATCTCCCCTTCTATGGAATCAAGCTGGGAGTCCTGCACAAATACGCATGGAGCAACCAGTTCAACTGCCACGCCAAAGCCGACGAGTCGTCTCGTTTCGAGCGACTCTACCCCAACCTCGATGCCATGATTATCGGGGACAACCACATCCCTTGGATGCTACCCAACGTGATGAACCACGGTGGGTTCATCCCGCAAAACGCCGATCAGAAATCCCTAGTGCCCCACTACGGAGTCCTGATGTCAGACGGCTCCATTGAGAAGCATCCCTACGACGTGCCTGAGCCTGTTTGGGCAGAATCATGGCAACCTGAGATCGAGGATGCCAAGGTGGCATCCGAGGTCATCCAAGAGTTGCTGGATCTCCAACACACCGGCGATTCATTCCTAGAAACCTTGGAGCGTTCCGTAGATGCCGTTCCGCCACGGACTGCTCACATCCTTAGGCAAATGCTTGCGGATCTGAAACAAGATGGCTGATTTTGTTTGCGTAATCTGCAAAAACTTGGTCTATCGTATTCCAGAAGTACCTAGCCCAGACGTACAATACATCGCCTGCCCCTATGGTGGGGCAGGCGATAAACCATGCACACTCAAAGCCAGGAGAACTGATTGTGGACTATGCGGAAATTCAAAAGAGATTAGAGTCAGCCAAGACTCAGCGAACGAGATTGGAGGGACAGAAGGAGCAACTACTTCGCAACCTCAAGGATCTCGGACACGAGACGATTGAGTCAGCGCAGGCGGAAATCAAGGAACTCGAACAGTACATTGAAACCCATGAACCATCTTTCAACCAACAGTGTGACGAATTTTTTGCTGCTAACCAAGATGCAATCAACGCTCTCGGCAGCCTCAAATAAATTTGAGGTTGCCTTGAAATCTGTCGAGAACAGCAAGTCGTCCATAGACGACTTGCGAGATCAGTATGAGGCCGCCTTGGCGGCCAAAGAGATTGTCCAACAGATCAGCATGGAGTGCCAAGAGGCTTGCCAGAAACGCATCGGGTACGTTGTTACCCGATGCTTGCAGGCAGTCTTTGGCGACCAAGCATTGAAGTTTCTGCTCGTTTTCGAGCGGAAACGGGGACAGACAGAAGTGCGCGGCGTACTTGTCGATGCGGAAGGTCACGAGCTTGACCCCCTCCAATCGTGCGGCGGCGGAATTTTAGACGTAGCAGCTTTCGGCTTGCGGCTCGCTTGCCTCATGCTGCAACGTCCTCAACCTGCCAGGGTTTTGATTCTGGACGAACCGTTCCGGTTCGTCTCGTCGCACTACCGCAGCAACGTCCGGGCACTTCTGTCTGAGCTTTCACAAGAGATGGGTGTGCAGATTATCATGGTGACGCACATCGAGGAATTTATGGACTTTGAAAACAGATTGGAGATCGAGTGATGAACGGTGATGATTTAGCGCATCCGGTAAAATACTTGCGAGACGAGGATTTTTTCTTCCTTGGTGGCTTTACCAAACGCGAGAAGATTGCGGCAATGATGTTGCAGGGGATCTTGGCCAAACCCGAAGAAGGAAGGCAATTCCCGATTCATATCAACGTAGCAGAAGCAATTGAATACGCAGACGAATTGATTCGGCAATTATCGAAGAAGGTTCAAGATGCCAACTAAAGAACCAGTTCCACCACCACCACCAACCGGCGACGTAATCCCACCCTTAACCGACGACCAACGGCTCGAACTTGCGGCCTGTTATGCCGAACTGTGCGGTGTAGATCCCGAGGATAGGGAAGATTGGCGAACTGAAATGGTTTCCGCTAAAGAGTGGGTTCGAGACTTGATGGCGGTTTGGGCTAGGCGAGCTAGAAAAAGAAAAACAAGCAACATACCGACATCACCGCCACCGCCACGAAAGCGATAAAAATGACCAGTGACCGATTCGAGTATGTCCTAAGGTACGGCAACACCCCAATCGACGACGACGTGGCACAAGCCATGTTCGTCGGAACGGACGCGCCTGCTGGGTCTGCTGAAAAAATCGAAGTGATGCGCAAACGTGCAGAACTCGGCCAACCCATTTTCCATGAAAACGACCGATCCGATTGGCAAGGGATTGGCCTTACCTTTATCAAACCGAACCATGAGCAAGAATTGTAAGAACCGACCGCATTTTCTGTGCTTGATGCCGGTGTGGAACCACCGGCACGAAACGATCCAAAACGCACTCAAATGCTTTTTGGATCAAACCTATATGAACGCTACGTTGGCGATCATTGATGATCGCCCGAAAGATGCGAGATGCTCGCCGACCCAAGAACAGTGGCAAGAATGGAAAAGTCGTAACGTCTATCTACTTAGGCCACAAAACGGCGAGAAGTTCCGCAGCATTGCGGCGAAGTACAACTTCGCCTTGGAGTACATGGGGCCTCACTTCACCCACGTCGCTATCTGGGATGACGACGATGGGTTCACCGAGAATCACCTGGAACATGCAGCATGGCACTATGGGACTGGGGCCTTGTGGACGTATCCCGACAAGGTGTTCAGCACCTTCGGCGGATCTCTCAACATAGAACCGACCGAAGGTCGGTTCTGGTCAAGCATCACGTTTGATCGACGATGCCTAGATCCTTGGGGCGGTCTGTTCCCAGACCGCAAGAACGTAGGCCAGGATCAGATGTTCCTCGGTGAACTCAAGACTCGTTTCGCAGATAGCAGAGCCACCCCAACGCTCCCCACCTATGTCTATAGGTGGGGGCGAGAAGGCGAGCAACATTGGTCAGGGATCTCGCAGGGATTCAACTGCGAATCGTCCTGGGATGCTTGCCCGTACAGCGTGTCGAGCAAGCCTTTAGAAGCTGTCTATGACGAGTTCTACCTACAGACTCGGCAAGAGATCGAGGCGTACTACAGGAATAACATATCTGCTACTACGCCTCCACCACCGAGGCTTACAGCCTCGGTGGATTAACCACACAGGCCATTCGCCTCGTCTTTCTCGGCTTTGGCAATTGCTCTTTGGACGACCAGCTTGACAGCCGGTCGGAAGAACAAGCTACCAAGACTTCTCTTGGTAGCTTCTTCGTTTAGCCAGTCCAAGATCGTCTCGATATTGTCCTTATTCCATTGCACGCCCATGCTGTCCATCACCTTTGCTCTTGCGTTGCAAGAGCAATTCGGAGTCGCTTCGATACCGATTTTCTTGAGCCAAGCCTTGAGGTTGGTTCCACAACCGCAAGGCTTGCCTTCCTTGTCAGTCTTAGGCCAAGGCTTCGTCTCGTCCTTGGGACGATCCTCAGGAACACGACTCAGTACGGTCATACCGTACTGAGCATCGTTGTGTTCGGCTACGAACCATTCTAAATTCTCGGCCAAGAATGACTTGATGGCCCACCAGAGTCCCTTGGTGTTACCGTCACCTATAACCCCATATAATGCCGTGTCGTGTACCATGATCCGCTTGCGGATCATGGGCGAATACAGGTTCAATTCGGTGAGCAATCGCTCACCGGTATGGCGAGTATCGAGGAACAGGAAATCCGCTTCGGGGATTTCCTGAACAGGCTCGGTCAAATCCGCCATCGTAACGGTGTAGGACAGTGGACGACCTTCATGGATCTTGACATGCTCCTGCAAAATACCAAGGAGCGTATCTCCTTCTTCCTGCCAAGAGTACAGTTCGGCAGTCTGCTTGCACTGCGACTTGTCGCAGGATTCTCTGTTGCACTTGCCTTGGCACGCCTTGCGGCCAAGAGCAGCGAGCAAGAAAGCGGTGCTTTCTCGCCTCTTGGTGATCTCGACTGCGGTATCGCAGTCGAGAGTCCATCGCATGAAGGCGTTGATATGCTGATCCAAGTCTCGGGGATTCTTGAGCAGAAACTCGGCCACTTGGCCGAGGTTCTGCGCCGATACCGGCAAAGGATGTCCGAGGTTTGAGGTTCCGATGGCATCGACTTGTGGTTGCTTCGGCGCGACGTAGGGGGTGAAGTTGACCGGATCGGCAGCGATCATGTCGTACCGCTGTTGCGGTACTTTGATCTCGTCTACGAAGTGCTTGCGGATAGGCTCAGGATCGAGCCCTAATTCCCTGTACCCGAGAATGTAGTTCCGGACTTTGCCTTCCATCGTCAGAGGGTATTTAGGCCCACCGACTCTGCCGAATCGGTGTACCCACTTCAAAAACGGCAGGCAAAGTGCCTGCCGTCCTGCGGCGCGGTACTTGCGGTGGATGTAACACTCCTCGCCCCCGAACATTCGGAAGTCTGGATTAAAGCCCAACCAGTGTTCCTTGGACGAGCAGAAAAGCCCGAGTCCTTGAGCTGGGATCTCGAACGGCGGGTCGTTCGAGTCCATCCCGGCCACCTTGTAGCCGCGATCCATCAGAGCCTTTTCGTGGCCCGGCCACGAAATGTCGGTAGCCACCCAATCCCCTAGCCCCTCAGGATGTAGAGGACGCATCTGGACGGTTCCTTGGGGAGATTGGGATGTAACTACCAGCGTACCGTCTGGATGCTTCCAGGCGGTCGCCCAGGCCCCTTCCATTTGATCTCGGAATAAGCACTCGAAGTGTGTGGCGACGTAGTTCATACCGTCGTAGAGCAGAGGGCCAGTGAACAGATTCTTCTGCATTTCGGGGTCGGAGTTCCGTAGGAACTCCTTGAGTCGGTGCAAGCCGTTGGCTTGCACCAGGACGTGCGGATCTGTGACCAGGACGTACTGGCCTTCGGCTTCCTTGAAAAGCCGTTCTCGGGTCTGGGTAGTACCCTTGGATTCGGTAAATGGAATGTACCGAATCCGTTCATTGTGTGCGATTCCTTGGATGAACTCTCGGGTGGTCTTGCCGTGTTCGCTGTCTGGGTTGTTATCCAAGACGATGAACTCGCAGTCGGAACTGTCCTGCAAAAGTCGGTGGGCTTGGATCGAAAAGTAAACGCCGTCGAAGTCGTCGTAGGTCGCCATTGCGACCGTCAGAAATGGTTTGGTCATTGTTTCCCCGCTAGAAAAAGAGACACCCTGATTCTACAGGGTGTCTCTTTGGGTGCAAATTTTAGAAGCTAGCTAACACAATTGAGGGTGATTTCATCGCCCTCAAATGCGGGTGGTCTTGACGGACTCGGACAATTACAAGGCGACAAGCAAGCAGATACTAGCGTCCATATTATTCCAAATGCTGAATCTTGAGCTATATAAGAACAAGTAGATCCAGAACAAGGAGAAGAAGTGGTTGGGGCCACCGTGACTGTAGTTGTCGTGGTGGTCGTCGTGGTCGTGGTTGGACAACCTGCGGAGCAGGTTTGTCCTTGTGCCCATTCAGCCGACCAACCTGCACCAAAACCAGTAGCACTACACGAAGCCTGAGTGATGCTATCGGCACACCATTGGAATATGCCGTTGAAGTAGAAGCAGCATCGCCCCACAGGCGATGCTGTGGTCGTCGGAATACAATTGGCTTGGGCACAAGTCTGACCTGAGTGCCAAGTTCTAGGGCCATCACTTTGAACGTAATCACACCAAGACCTAGATACGCCCGGTTGGCAGAACGCCTGTCCGTTCAGGCTGTAGCAACACGCTCCGTACTGCTGAGTCGTAGTTGGGGCAGGTGTAGTTGGGCACGATACGGAGGCGCAGGTTACACCTGCGCCTTGGAACGTACCACCAAAGTTCTGACACCATTGGTAGGGGATGAACTCGCATCCACCGCCGAAGCAGCAAGCCCCAGGGCCAGGGGTTGTCGTTGTCGTCGAGGTTGTTGGGCTTGCGGTTGTGGTCGGAACGACCGAACCGCAAGCGTAGCGACGAAGATCGCAATCCGATTGGCTAGCCGTAGGTGGGTAGGCTGGACATGGGCAGGTAGTTGGACAAGGATCGTCGATCTTTGTCCAACCGCCGGTTCCGTTGCCTTTGAACGAACAATACTTATCGCAGGCTTGTGTTGTGCAGCATTGACACTCAGTTGGAGATTTGTAGATACAAGGAGTCTCAGTCAAATCACAAATGCTTCGTGGGGGAGTATCCGGAGCTTTACAGCCGCAGCAGCATCTTTCAAAATCATTACTTTGGCAATAATACAAACTATCACCCAGCCCCGTACCCCAATTAAAGGTTCCAGCAGGGCATTGACATTGGGTACTCCCATCGGCTTTTGTAGGTTTGCAGGCTGATGTCCCGCTAACGTCAAACCATTTGTAACCACCAGTAGCAGAGTCGTATGTACTGGCCCATTTACAAGTACCTCGGCATGACGTACATGGAGGACTGGTAGTACCAGACACATTAGGTTTGCAAGTACCTTGTTGAATAGTTCCGCAAGAGGGCACAAACCCCAAAGATGGTGTGGTAGTAGTAGGATATTCACAAAAGCAAGACGGCCCGCAAGTTGTTACTCCGTAAGCAGGATCTTCTCTCCATCCACCTAGATTCGGTAGGTAGATCCGACTACACCCGCCGCCGTTGCACGACGGCGTGGTGGTAGGAGCCGCCGTTGTGGTAGTCGTACTACCACAAACGCATATTTTGAGGTTAGCGGCATCCCAACATTGGTTTGGCCCAGTAGTCGTCGTTGGGCACGCAGGCGTGCCCAACGCCGCCCCTCCGGGTCGGCATTGAGTGCGAACGCACTCATTTGCCACGCTTGGGCAAAACGTAGGAGGCTCGCAACCGCAGGGCGGTTGCGTAGTTGTTGGCCGAGGCGTAGGCGAAGCCGTCGTACTTGTTGTCGTGCCTAACAAATCCCCGACGTGTGCGAGTTCGCACACGTCGCAAGGTGGCCCGGCAACGCAGGATGTTTCATACAGATACATCCCGTCAGTCTGACTCAACGAAACGCCGTTTTGATTCTCCGAAGAATCGTAGAACAACCACGGAGAAGGCGGGTTTGCGGGACGCAAACCCGGCCCGCATTGCTGGCAAACTCGCCAGTTTGCTAGCCATTTTTCATCATCGTACTGGATGATCTGATCCGAATCAGTCTTATTGCCCCAGAACCATTGTTGGTCTGACAGCGAGAACGCCCGGTAGATCGCCTTGCCTTGGGTGTAGACCGTGGAATTCATCCCACAGGGATCTCTACCGCAAGGGCTATCGTGGACTACAACCTGTCCATTAGGATCGGGATCAATCGAGTCGATTGACCCACGAGGGAACAATGGGAAATCTCCATTGGGGCAGTCTTGGCAGATGATCCAACCCGCCGCATAGCCTTTGACAGTCGCAGTACGGTAAGTTCCCGCAGCGGGAACTCCGAGTAGGTTGTTGGCGATGTTGCACGTTTGCGGGCCGTCAATCGGCCCGCCTGTGGTCGTAGTGGTCGTCGGCCCTGGTGTCGTCGTTACTGTGTAAACGCACCGACTTTCGATTTCCCCGTTTAGCAGGTAGCAAGGATCTCCTGCTCCGAAGCAGTTGCAAGGAGCGTTGCAAGCCGTTCCGATTACTTGGTAGATGTATCCTGTACTCGGAGCAGGGGGCCACGATGTCGTCCCCCCTGGGGGCGATGTCGTGGTCGCGGCCACGCATCGAAGCATACACTTTGTCGATTCACACGGCGCAGCCGTTGTGGTAGTTGTGGATGTTGTAGTAGAGGTTGTGGTTGTAGTAGTGGATGTAACCGTAGTCGTAGTAGTTGTGGTTGTGTTCGCACAACCACCAACTACGGGCTTCCAAGCGACTCCGCCCGCAACTATACCACCAATCCAAATACACTCCCCTTGGCATCGAGGGTTGACAGTCGAGATGCTATCGGGCGAGGCTGTGGTGGTAGTCGCCGTGGATTCGGCGACTACCTCGGGGCGTTCGTTTGTCCAAGTACCATTCTTGTGTCGCCATACCTGAACGTAGTCGTTTGCGACTCGGAAATAGTGGTTCCGAACTTCAATACGAAACGGTATGCCAGAAGGGTCTAAGACAGGAACGAGTTTGTCCAAATCGTCATCCGATCTGTACAAACAACACCGGGCAACGCCCGGTCGAACAGACCCGTCCGATAGACGGGTTGCCGCAGGCAACCCGGTTTCGCAAGGAGGCAATGCCCAGTACACATCCGGCGCAGACAGATACGTCCCCAAAGCCGGAGGGAGCATGGCAGGCGGTGGTGCGGATTTGTCCTCTGAGTGGAGCTTATCGAGAACCCGGCGATCTCGTTCCGAGAGGACGTAATGTTTGCTGTCCATTAGATAGGGGCCACTGTGATGTGTAAAAGGGCTGTAGTTCTAGTACATTGCGCGAACAATGGGCCTTTGAATTGGCCGAACATCATTCTATCGGGGCCGATGATTCCTATCTGCTTTTCAGAATCCCATATTTCGATCTCGTTGAGTTTCTGCTCCTTCGCCAAGGTTTCTGCTAGCTCGGCATTGGACGTAAGCTGGGGCATTTTATGCCCCAGCACGATTTCGCATTTATCGACATCCGTATTCGGGATCTGGATGGCGATCTTATTTCCTGGTTGGACTCGAATCGTATTCTGGTAACTAGATCCCTTGCCAGTAGGAATTAGCCGGTCGTAGGCCCATCGGATGTCGGTTGTCGCGCCGGTGTCCCATTCTAGATAGTGCGTATGCAAGACGACCGTGAAACGGTCGTCTGCTTTAGGCGAGCCTACGGTACGGAATACTTGTTCTTCGTGTTTGTTGCCCATGTTAGTTGATTGAGGTTGGAATACCGAGTAGTAACAAATTCGCTTCCTCAGCGATTTCCCGCTTCTGGATCAGAGGCCCATCGAGGCTACCTTGGCCTGGATTTAGATTGTTGCCTTCGCCATCTATGATATACGGCGGTTTGTTTGGGTCAGCTTTTGCACCAATTCGATTGAGTACGACTGGCCCTTCGTTCTCACCGAGTACGTCTTTTTGAACGGCGTAACTACCAGGGAGAAACGGCATGGATCTAGGCAACAGGGTTTTTGTGCCGACTGCCGGTATAAACTTGTCGAAGGTTTCAAGGTTCGTCTCAAACGAATAGGTGAGTTTGTAATAGTAGAAACACACCCCATACAAAACCCGTTCCCACTTAGCATCTGTGAACCGAACGCATCGCTTTGGGAATCCCCAAAGCGGTGCGTCGTTGACCTTGTTGAGTACCATCGTAATGAGACTCAGTGGCAATATCGAGGAGTTGAAAGAGATGGATACTGTTGGGTAACTGATCTTTTCCTCGACTTCGGGGCCGAGCATTTGTTCAAAGTTGACATGCAAAAGCGGCTTGCCGAACCGGTCGGTTTTCATCTCTCGACTGACGTGTGTGAAATCGCCAGAGATGTTGTACGGCTCTAAAAGCGGGTTGTCTATCTGAACGGTATTGCACCTAAACATAGGCTTGGTTGTGAACTTATTGGTCACAATCCAATGCTGACAAGGCTCGCCTTCTTCTAGGTCTTGGTGGACTGATATGGACATATCAGGCGTGCAAAATGCCCACGGATCGTAGTCGTTGTCCAAGGCGTAGGCAGAGCCTACGGGAAAGAGCAGATTGACAGTCTGCAAGACTGTCTCAGGGCCGTCTAGGTGACTATCCGTTCTGAGTAGCCAAGACAGATTGTATGTACGATGACCCTCCTCGTCTCGGGTCATCGACTGACTTCGTAAACCAACGAGTGTAGTTGCCATTACGGTACTGCTCCTTGTCCTGCTACGCCTGCTGGCTGTAGATTAACTTGGGGTGCGCCCTTGAGGGCGTTGTAAATCAAACCAAGAAGGTTGTTGGTTTGTTGCTGTGCAGCTAGTTGTGGGTTGGCTTTCGATGTAGCCATGCGAGCAGACTGCTCTGCGAGCAGTTTGTTGTAGTCTGCTCCTGTTGCAGACATAGCTTCTGTGGCTTTGAAAGCCTTGTCGCCGCCTGCGCCTAGACCTGCGAATCCAGGGCCAGTATACTTACCAGCGTCAGGCAATTCTGGTGCTTTTGGCGGGGGAGGCATGGTAGGTATATCAAACTTCAAGCCAGTCAGTTCTGGCGTACTGGCTTGGAAGCCTTCCAAGCCGGTAGATAGATTACCGTATTCGCTTTCGATTACGCCTTTGATCCCCTCAAACAACCCTTTATCAAGGGTTGTTTGGATGTCCTGTGTCATCTTATTGGCAGTGGCATCAATCCCCATACCTTCACTAAGTATGTCGTAGAGTGCGCCTGGGTCGAACAAGTTCTCCCAGACCTTCGACATAAAATTCGCAAAGGCTTTCCACTTGTCCTCAAGCCAAGTAAAAATCTTGATGAAGCCTGAAACCATAGCTTCATAAACGCGACCATCAAACAGCGAATACCAAGTATCGACGAGCCATGTCGTGAATACAACCATAAGCCTAGCCACAGTCCGGAATCCAACCTGTGCGTTGTTAATCATCGCGCCGAAGAACCGCATAGTCAGATCCATCATGTCGGGGATGATGGTAGCCCAGTTGTCCAGCAACCACTTGCTGATGACCGTCCAGTTGTGTCCGAAGTTGTACAAGAATCCCGTGGTAGAGCTAAAGAACCACAAGACAGTGTTGTACAAATTCAGGAAAGCATCATAAACAGAGTTCGGCCCCCAAATTTGAGAAGCGACATAAGCAACTGCAAGCCCTGCTGCGATTGCTCCGGCTACGATCAATGCGAATGGGCTAGTGACTATGCTGACCAAAAGCGAGATCCCCGTAGCTAACGCTCGAAATACGAATACGATTCTATTCAGCATGGAGAACACGGATTGGCTCCACCACATCAGACTAGCCATCGCAAAGCCTATGGCGTGGAAAGCAACCGCCGCAATAAATACGTTCTTGGCGATCTCAACCATTCGGATAGCCATTGCTTTTCCAGCAGGCGTTTGTAAATACTGCTCGAACAATTTGAGGTAGCCAATCACTGTTTTCATGGCATATACGAGATCCTTCTCAATAGCCGCAATGAATCCCATCTTGAGGTTCTGTGCAGTTTCTTTGAGTTGGTTCCTAACACCCGGTAGGGTTTGAGCCATTTGCTTTTGCATGTTGGCGAATCTTCCGCCTGCGGAAGTTTCGATCTTCAAAGCCTCTGTGACGTGATCGGCTGAGATGGCTCCGGCTTCCATCATCTTACGCAGTTCGAGCATAGACCTGCCCGTGACGCGACTCATGGTTTCCAAAGGATTGAAGCCTTGCTCGGTAAGCTGGCGCAGTTCATTTCCTTGTAGCCTGCCGTTGGCTGTGATCTGAGACATAGCAAACGACAGTCGCTCGAAGCGAAGTTCACTACCACCTGCAACGTCACCTAACATCTTCATGTGTTCTAGGGCGTTTTTGGCAGACAAGCCGTAGGACATCATGTTTCGAGTCGCCTCGGCTAGTCCGAGGCGAGTGAATGATGTTTTCTCCGCATGGTCTTTTATGTCTGCCATTACAACAGATGCGGCTTGCGCACTTCCGGTAAACGCTCGTATGCCAGACTCAGCGAGTTGTAGATTGCCGTACATATCCAGCAAACCCTGACCGGACGAGATTAACGCCCGCATCGCATTTGCGTGCATGTAAATATCTGCACGAGCCGTCAATCCACCACCAAGACCGCCACCTACACCCGCAAACATCGGAGAAGGCGCAGCGGTTCGGGCCACTCTCTGCGGCGCAGGTGGTTGCGTCGTATAGAACCTACTACGCATACGCTTTTGGTGGATCTCATCTTCTATGCGTAATTTCTGCCTGTGGGCTTCTTCATCTCTCGCCATTTCCCATCGCAGCTTGCGTTCCTTGAGCAAGTGCATAGATGCGTCTTGATTGGCCTTGCGTTGCATGTCAACAAGCTGTTGCTGCATTTTCAGCAAGTCTTGAGCGTGCTTGGCCGCCTTTTGTTGTCCTGCTGCTTGCACATTGCTCGCTCTGGAATACGAAGCGATCAACTGTTGATCCATAATCAACATTCTCTGAGCATGGATAGCAGCAGCATTGTTCATCTGCTGCTTTATTTTCCCCAGCTTTGCCGCCTCTTGTAGCTGCTTTTGTGCAAAGAGTTGGTTGTCGTTGTTTATCTTGTTGTAGATTCTCTGTAAATCCGCAGTTCCTTTGTTCTGTAGATTGATTACTCGCTGAGCAGAGAGAGCGTTTTGATTTTTGATGGTGTTCTGCGCGCGTAGTCGATCTAAGTCGGCTTTTCCTTGTATCCTCCTAATCTCTGCATTGGCCTTGCGAGAATCGTCATTGATCGCCGTATTCAGTCGTCTTTGTTCCAGCTTCGCTAACTTATCGTCGTTAGCGATTTTGTTCTGTACTCGCTGGTATTCGGCTTGGCTCCGCTTATCAATAGCATCCATCTCTTTTCGAGCTTTGGATACTAGAGCTTTGTTGGCTAAAGCGTTTTGTTGCTCAAGCCCCTGCATACGGATTTTATGCTTTTCATCGGCCCGCCTTTGCGCAGCCTTTGCGTTTTCCTCGGCTCTTGCCGAAGTGTCAACAGCGGTAGATGTGGCGGTCTTGATCTTCTTTTGCAGATCCGCTAGTTTTGCAGAGATGGTGTCAAGTGCTTTGTCGAACTCGTCCGTAATTCCGACGATGCGAACACGGATTGGTGGTAGTTCTCTTTCGGCCATCACTCTGTCTCCTGCTTAACACCCAATGCCCGAAGCCAAAGGCTTCGGGAATCCTGATCTTCGTCTTGGTCTGGTTTTTTGAAGTCCAACAAAAAGTCGTTTATGTTTCGGGACACTTTCGCTCCCTGGGAAGCGAAAATGGCCCGTATCGTCGCCGCAGCGTAGTAATCCGATTTGTCGTTGTACGACATGCGTTGTTCAAAATACGCTTGCCATTCATCGAACTCGGACACCGTGGTAAACTGCTTAACCAGCGATACGGGCCATCCAATTTCATGCGCCAGTTTGTACCAAAGGTACTGTTCTGGCGTTAGGGTCAGTTTTTTTCGTCGTCTCCCTTATCTCCCTTGAGCCCGTTGAGATCGCGAGCGATCTCAAACAGTGCCTTCTGGGCCGTATCGGGCCATTCCTGAATCTTGGATTCTGGAATGGGTTTGCCGTCTGCGTCGTAGACGCAGAACGACAGCAAAGTGCTGTACAGTCCCTTATAGTCCTTCATCCCAATCACTTCACCATTCGCATCGCGAGTAGTTCGTTGGGCTGTCTTGTTGAAGTATTCATCCCGCTGCGCGCCGGTCATTTCCTTGACGGCATATCGAACGACATCGCCTTCGGCGACTTCGAGTTCGACTGGTTGGGACTTACGGAGAACCGAAATTCGTACTGCGTCTGACATAATCTTTTCACCCTTCTGCTACAAAAAAGGCGAACACAAGTGTTCGCCTGGAAACTGACAAGTGCTTGATAACGCTTACGGAGCAAGCGTTGTGGTGGTCGTGGTTGCCGTGGTTCCAGTCGCAAACACTGGTGCGACTTCGACTGGGGTTGCGGCGGTGGACAGGTTGCTTGGAATGAGTTCCAAAGTAGCCTGAGGACGCTCGCCTTCCTTGAGGGCATCCGGCGTGAACTTGTTCACGACGGCGTAGAAGCTCAAAGTGGCTCCGTCTGGGAAAGTAATGACAATGTGGCGGTTTTGGCCGAGGATGTTGTGCATTTGGCCGATGACCGCAGGGTCATAGGCCACGACGACCGAGACTGGCCCAAGGGTAATGAGTTTCTTACCGAGGTTGGTTCGATAACGACCGTTTCGCATCGTGGTCTGGTCGATAACGCCGTTTGCATCCAACTCGGGTGGCGTTACTTCGATTTCCTCGAAAAGCGCGGTAATCCCGGTGATCGCAATGAGTGTCTTGAATCCGTCAGGTAGTTTTGGCATCGTCTACTCCGAAATGGTGAGCAGGAATTGTTGTGCGTAGTGGTATCGCCGGGTCTGTTGCTCTTGCCCTGCGAATCCTATTGTATTAGATTTGGTAATGACTAGCAATTTTTGGCCGCTGGTCAACGGGAAGCCGTAAACGGCTTCCGTCATGTCCGAAATTTGCCTCAGGATTCCGCCTGTGGCGGAATCCACGCCCCGAACCCGAACTTCAACGCGAGGATGCTCCTCGCGTTTGCCGGATCGGTGGTTCCTGGGTTCGAGTCGGCCCCTGCCGATCTCGTAAACCAGGATGGCATTGTCTGGCTCGTCGGGGACGTGGTCGATGAAAATCGAGTACCCCAGATTGGGGAGATTCGTTTCTATTACTTCTGCTAATGCTTCTGCACCGGTCATACTCTGGACATCTCCTCGACAATTAGGCCGACCATGATGCTCTGGAACATATCAACCCCGTGTTCCATCCACTTCCATCGGGTTCCTGCGGTTCTGGCCCCCTCAATGTCGTCATGCTGCCTTGCAGCATACTTTTCCGGCTCCTGCGGTTCGTTTCGGTATGACCCATCGGGATTTTGCCGATAGAATGGGAACTCTGGGGTTGCTCCGTACCCAATGATGGTTTCCGTCCGGAAACCATTATTTTCCTGAAACCAAATCCCAGAGGCTCGCAGAGCCCCGGTTTCATACTTGACGAATACATCGGTACTGTGCAGGAAAGTGTCGGCAGCATCCTCGCAGCCTTTTGCAAAGGCTGCCCCGAGAGCCTTGACATACCTGCCAAGGGCCTTGTCGAGTTCCTTGATGCCTTCTACCTTGACCTTCATCAGCCGCACGCCTCGTACAGAGTCTCGGTG